CCGAAATCACCAACACGTTTCTGCCGCAAGCCGAGCAATGGTGCCAGCGCGAGAAAGGCCCCGGCCTGACCAAGGCGCAATGGGACCAGATCGAGGGCCAGGTCCGCGACGACGACAAGACCATTTTCGACGCGATCAAGGCGTCAAACTTTTATGCCGAGTTTGCCAAGGCGGCCTATCCCGACCTGGCGATCGGCACCTGTTCGCTGTTCATCGACGATCAGCGGCCGACCACCGATCCGATCTCCGCGCAAGCCATTCCGTTGCGCGAATTGGAGATCAATCTCGGCCCGGACGGCACCATCGATGATCGTTTTATCATCCGCTACACCAAACAGCGGTATGTCCGCGCGCTCTTGCCCGGCATCGAGCTGCCGGACGACATCGCCCGCCAAGTCTCGGGCGCACCCAACCATTTTACCGAAATCCGCTGGGGCTACTGGCGGGTCTGGGATGAGATCGGCGACATCGTGTGGAAGCATGTCGCCATGGTGAAAAATCGCGTCGTGCATTCGGCGACGTTTCGCGGCGAAGGCTCGTGCCCGCTGTTGCCGATGCGGTTCTTTGCCACCGCGGATTGGGCCTTTGCGCTCGGCCCGCTATTGCAGGGCTTGCCGGAGTTTCGCCAGGTCGACGAACTCGAAGGCCAGAAAATCCAGCACATCGAACTCAACCTGACGCCGCCTTATGCCTTCCCCGACGATAGCTTTGCCGCGATCGAGGAAGGCTTGGAGCCCGGCATGGGCTATCCGGTGCGGGTCGGCTCGGAAGGCGCGATCAAGCCGATTTACACGCCGCACCCGGCGCAAGACGCCATGTATGCGGTCGACGACAAAATCCGCCGCTTGCGCAAGCTGTTCTACGTCGATTATCCCGAGCAACGCGGCGACACGCCGCCGACGCTCGGGCAATGGATGGACGAGCTCGCCCGGGCACAGCGTCGCATCGGCACGCCGGGCCTGGTGTTCTGGCAAGAGGGCGTGCGGCAGATTTTCCTGCGCTACAAGTATTTGCTGGAACGGCGCGGCGTCATTCGGCCGATCCGCGTCGACGGTCACCGCATTACGCTCTCGCCGTTAAACCCGGCGCAGCGCGCCGCCGAGCAGCAGGAGATCGCCACCGCGGTGCGCGCCATCCAAATCCTCGGCCAGGCCTTCCCCGAGGAGTTCAAGGCCTATATCGACGGCAAGAAAACCATGCAGGAGTTCCTCAAGAAGATGCGGGTCGAGATGCTCAAATTCCGCGACGAGCAACAGGTCAGCGCCGCGGTGCAACAGATCAAGCAATTGCTGTCGCCGCGCATCGGCCCGACCGCCAAACCGGAGCAAGCCGCCGGCCTGCCATAACAGAATGATCGACCAAAAACTGTGCGAGGAAGCGTTGCAGCGCATCGCCCGCGATGCCGGCAAGCCCGGCGACGGCGAGCTGCTTTATATCTGGCTGCAAAAGGTGCTGTTGGGTTTCCCGACCGCCGAAGCCGGCAGCGATATTTCCGGTGCGTTGCGAGAAAATCTCGGCCGACGGAAATTCGCCGCTGAGATCATGGCCGTAATGGCCGAAGTGATGGCGGAGCCTGTCGGTGACAGAGCAAGCGACGAACAACGCGCCAAACTCGCCAGCGGCGAGCGGCCCGTCATCTTCCAATTCCCCCGGCCAATCCCCCGCAGCAACAAACAACGCGGCGCTCAACGCCGGGTCCGGCCAATCGAGCCAGCCGCAGAATAACGCGCGGCCGTCTTATATTCTGGAAACCGAATGGGACGCCGGCGCCGGCCGGCCCAATGACAAACTCGGCGAGCGCGTCAATCGGCTGACCGCATTCGAGGCCGAGCAAGCGGTGCGCAAAAACACGCTGCCGAAATCCGAAGCCGAATATGCGGTCAAGCTGCCGGGTAATTTTCAACTGCCGCAAGGCGTGACGTTTGAATTTGACCAGAACTCGCCGGAGCTTGCTCAGGCGCGCAAGATCGCGCTCGCCCGCGGCATGGACCAAGAGACGTTTTCGGACATGCTCGGCGTCTACGCCGCCAACAGGATTTCCGAGCAACAGAAAAACGCGCAAGTGCGCGAGGCCAACTTGGCGCAACTCGGCGCCGCCGGGCCGCAGCGGGTCGACGCGGTGGCGACCTGGCTCACCGCCAAGGCGGGTGACGATGGCAAAGCCGTGGCCGCTTTCATTCGGCAGTATCCCTCAGCGCCGATCGTCAAGGCGATGGAAAATCTCATCAAGCAATTCTCCAGCCAAGGCGGCGCCGATTTTAGCCAAAGCCACCGCGCCGAAGAAGAAACGGGCGGCAAAATCCCCGGCTACGAAAACATGAATTTCGTGCAGCGCCGGGTGCATCAGATGGCGCTGCAGATGAATAAGCAACCCGCCGGCGGCGGAAGGTAGAGGAGCCTTGAGCTATGGCTACGATTAACGTTCAAATCACCGCTCCGATCCTTCTCAGCGAATATGCCAAGACGCTGCCGGAGAACGATCCGACCCGCGTGTTCGTCGAGAACATGGTTCGCGAAAGCGATCTGATGGCGGCCATTCCGTTCTTGCCGGCGCACATGGGCAAGCGCGCCTTCCTCGACATTCAGGCATTGCCGACAGTCGGTTTTCGCCAGATCAATGCCGCCGGCGTCGCCGCAGCCGGCGTGTTCAACCTGCGCGAGGAAGATACGTTTTTCATCGACGAATATATCCAAGTCGACCGCGCCGTGGTCGATCGGCTCGGCATCGAGCACCGCGCCCGCCAGGAACAACTGATGTCGATCGCGCTCGGCCAAATGTTCAGCCAACAGTTGCTCAAAGGCGATCGCACGTCGAACCCGGCCGGCCCCGATGGCATGCAAGTCCGCTGCACCAACACCAATTACAACTGGATACACAATTCGGTGGCGTCGGGCGGCGCCGCGCTGTCGCTGGCTAACCTCGACTTGCTTTATTGGCTGGTGAACAAACCGACGCACTTCGTCGTGCCGCGCTCGCTGATGCCGTTCTTCGACGCGGCGGCCCGCAATAACACCCTGGTCAACCAAACCGTCTCCTACGCCAAGGACGATTTCGGCCGGCGCATCATCAAATACAAGGATTTGACGCTGTTGTTCGGCTACGAGCCCGACGATACCCCCGACATGCTGCCAATGACCGAGGTTGCGTTCGGCGGTGGCTCGGCGACAACCGGCTCGATCTACTGCGTGTCGCTGCGCGACGGTGGCTTCTATGCCATCGAGCAGACCCCGCTTTCGGTGATCGATGAAGGCCTCATCGTCGGCCAGCCGTTCTGGTCGACCCACGTCAAATGGGATTGGGGCGTGTCGCGCGAGCATCCCCGCTCGTTGGCGCGGCTTGACAGTGTCCAGGCCGTGACCATCACCGCGTAACGCCGGCCGCCGGCAAAAAGGAGCAAGCACTATGGCGCTCACCACTTTCCAACCCACGCTGCCGGCTGTCGCGCCGCTGACCGCTATCCCGGCCGATGTCAATCTGCAATGGGCCGCGGCGCAGACCATCGCGGCGACCGGCTACCTCAACAATGTCAACACGCAGCTTGATATTGGCGCCGGCCGCACCGGCTTCTTTGCCGTCGTCGATCTCACCGCGCAAGCCGGCACCACGCCGAATTTCCAGTTTCATGTGTTTGGCTCCAACGATGTCGCCTTCGGCAACGGCAACGTCGAGGATTTGATGGAGTTCGATTATGCGCCGGCGACCGCGCAACGCCTGGTGCCGACCATCGTCGGCGGCTCGATCGCGGTGCCCGATCCCGGCCGCGTCGGCTCGCTGATCATCAAGCCGTTTTGGAACCTGGGCCAGGGCATGATCACCTACCGATATTTGCGCCTCTACGTCGTGATGACCGGGGCCGGGGCGAGCCTTACCATGAGCGCCTGGGCGGCGCCGTGGGAAATGTATTACGGCTGATCGGGAGCTAGACGATGGCGGAGCCGAAGAAGCCCGCGGGCGGCACGATCTTTCATGTCATCGATGGTGAGAGTAGGTTCATGCACTCGGTCGACATGCGCACCGCGCTCGCCAGATTTCCCGATGAGTGGAAAGACCGGCCGTGGACCGCCAAAGAGGTCGAGGCCTACAAAAAGCGCAAAGATAAAGCCGACGCCTAAAAAAGAGTGCGTTGCGGGCTTTGAGTGCTCGGCCGCACCTTGCCGGCCATGATCGTCGACAAACTGTCCATCATTAACGACGTGCTCGCCGAGACCGGCAACAACCTCGTCGCTGTCGCTGACGACGGTTCCGACGAATGGAGCGTCGCCAGTCCGGTCTACGACAAGGCCGTGGAAAATACCCTGCAAGCGCGCAATTGGCTGTTTCTCAAAACCGTGGCAACGCTGGTGCGGGCCGGCGACTCACCCGATCCGGTCTATACCGATGCGATGGCAATCCCGGCAAATTGCCTGCACATCGTTTGGGTGCGGCTTGCCATCGGCACCAACCAGCAAACCCCGGTCGACTACAAAATCATGTCGCTGGGCGACGCCAATGCGACGCCGGTGATTTGCCTCAACCTCAACAATTACAGCGCCACGGCGATGTATCTGATCGATAGTCAGATGACCGGCAATTGGCCGCCGCTGTTCGCCGAGGTGATCCGGTTTTGGGTGCGCGCCGGGATTTACCGCGGCTTGCACGAGGACCCGGTCCAGGCCGACAAAGAGGAACAAAAAGCCATGATCGCGCTGTCGCAGGCCTCGACGCGCAGCGATCAGAACAACCCGAAACGCCGCACCTTCAACTCGCCGGCCCGCTCCGCCCGCCTGGTGCGCCGGCCGTGGGTCAAGACGCCGTTCGATTGGGGCGGCACTGGCGTTCCGAGTTGAAGGCCATAAGCTATTGAAAACACATGAGAACTTATATTCCCATAGCGGTCATCGAAAAACGAGACCCGGAATGGGCCGTGCGTATCAGGGGCAGGGAGCGCACCAAGCGGCGGCGGCATCGTCAAAAACCGGAATATGTCA